CTGAAGTAAACATCACATATGACACGCTTGAAAATAACATCGAGGGTGATAATTTACAGAATACCATCATGCAAATGTTGGCGGAACGAGCGGCAGTAGACATTGAAGAGTTGATCCTAAACGGTGATACAAAATCTGAGGATACTTACCTTGCTCAACTTGATGGTATCCGCAAACAAGCGGAATCTCATATTGTAGATGTAGCTGGCGAACCACTTACACGCCAAGTATTCAAACAAGGATACAAAGCTGTTCCGGCAAAATATCTGCGTATTCCGCAAGAATTCCGTTTTTAAAGTGGCAGATCGTCAAACGAATCTAGGGGATGCAGCTGTACAAGGTGGACTTTCTTCCGCATTCGGTGTGCCGGTCAAAGGTATTGCAAACATGCAGCCATATGAAATGGGAGAGGACGGCACAGATGTTTCAGACATCTTATTGACTCATCCGAAAAACATTATCCTTGGCTTCTCTCGTAACATCCGCATTGAAGTTGATAGGGACATCCGCAGACGTAAATTTATTATTGTTCTCACAGCGAAGCTCGACAGCAAATTTGAGGAAGAGGATGCTGTTGCTAAGATCATCAAGGTCAAGGAGTGATCAATATGTATACAGCTGAATTGATTAAAGGAAAGACATACTTTGTTATGGGGCATGTCTTTCTTCTTAATCAAGTTAAGGAGATTGAGAAGAAGGTTTTTCAATATCTCAATGGCAATGATTTTTTCGCTTGTAAGGAAGTGAAAGCTCCTGCATGAAGAGCCGGTGAAAGAGGAAGAAGAATCAAAAGAGGCTGAAGAAGAACTGCAACAAGAACAAAAAATTTACACTGAAACTGAATTGAAGGATATGAAGAAAGATGGACAAGAAGCCGTTATTGTTGATCTTGGCGGCGATCCGTCTGAGTTCAAAAATGAAAGTGAAAGAATTGTCTATATCCTCCAGCATCAAGAAAAACAGGAGAGTAAGGCTGATGCTGATCACTCCTGAAGATGTTAGGGCATATACCGTATTCGAGAGCGTGAAAAACCGCTCTGACGAACTCTTAATCAGTGACATCATTGAGGCTGAAGCTGAGGTATTTAAGATCGCAGGTCATGATTTCACAAGTGAAAAATATCAGCCGCTTCCTGAAAAGGCGAAGATCGCATTGATTAAAATGGCACAGTTTTTCGCATTGATCAACGGCGATGAATCAATCATAAAAGGGTACAAGTCGGAAAAGATCGGTGACTATTCATACACCTTGGCAGATGGTAACGCCGTTTCAAAGCCAGATGTGTATAACCTGTTGATAGATTTCATTGAGCCGGGAGAACCGCCAGAAGATCCAGGCAGCGTCAAATTAAGGTTGAGATCGCTATGAGCTATCAATCGTTATTAACGGATCGATGCGACATTTTCCACTTAAAGAATGAGCAGCTGTCAAAAGATCGCTATGGAATACCTGTTCAAGATGCGCAGCCTGTTTTTTCATATCCTGATGAGCCTGATCAAGTTGATCAAGCATGTTACTTCACAGAGAGAAATCAAAACATCACACAGCAGGAGCCAAACGCAACCATTCATCAATCGTACCTTGTTCATTTTCCTATTACCGCTGATGTCCGAGTAAATGACAAAGTGGTATGGGAAGGCGTGACATTGAAACTCCAAAAGCCCAGACAGATCAAAAATCACCACATTGAGGTGGTAGCGATGAGGAGTGAAAGCCTATGAGGATTGATGGTCTTGATCAATTCATTGAGGACTTGAATGCAGCTGTTAATGGCGGCTTGCAAGCTGAATATGAAGAATGGTTGGAAGCGATGGGTTATGAGTTCTTAGACATCGTTCAAGATGAAGTTATCCGAACAAAAACGGTGGATGCTCGCCGTTTGCTCAACTCATTCCAAAAGGGAGACCAAGAAAACGTATTTTCTATGAGCAGCGGTGGTCTTACCTTGGATGTAGGGACCAACTTGGAATATGCATCTTACACAAACGATGGCCACTTTACCATTGATCCCTCCAAGAATCAGGACAGACGTTGGGTTCCTGGCAGATGGGTTGGTGACCGGTTTGAATACGATCCAAACGCTGAAACAGGAATGCTTCTAAAGTTCCAGTGGGTTGAGGGCAGCGGCTATTGGGATAATGCCCTAAGCATCTTCGGGCTGATGTTTGAACACTCATTAGACCGTAAGTTGCAGCAATGGATCGATGAACAATTTGGGCGGTGATTAGATGAATCAAGAAGTCGGCGCCATCATGAATTATTGTTACAAGCAGTTTCCGGTGAAGGTTTACGAAAAGAAAATTCCTGAACAATTTCAGGTCCCATCCATGTACTTTCCAGCAGCATGGGTCAATACAAAAAACGATACTGTTTCAACGTTCCTCAAAACATATACGCTGCATATTAAAGTGTTTCACAAAGATTCTGGACAGGCTCATGATGCGGCAGAAACAATCATTGATGCCTTATCAGCTGATCGGAATATTATTCAGATGGTCAGTGTAGAAGGTGAACCGCTCGATCAATATGTTCGCATTAAGAGGACAGAAACTAGGAATGGTGATCAAGGCGTGGCAACAATTGTCCTCACATGGGATAGTGCCTATTGGTACAACCGAGATGAGCAGCCAAGCCTTGACGACATAAATTTTTCAGACGGGGTGATCAAACGTGAGCAAGACTAAAAATGAATCACAGGTGAAAGAAGAAAAAGCCGCTCCGGTTCTTCCTAAAGAAGCAGCATTTTCATTTGAAGCCTTGAAAGAGCACAGCAAGGAATTGTTTGGCGTAAAGCCTGAAATCCTTGAAGGTGCTCTTTTTTATATCAAAGCTCAACCAATTACAAAAACAGAAGCAAAGAAGCAGATTGATGCTTTTTTGTCTAAGGAGGTTTAAGCATGAATGGAGGTACTTTTACACCAGGTACAGAGAAAAAGCGTCCTGGTATCTACTTCAATTTCAAAACCACAGCACAGCAACGAATTACTTTAGGCGATCGCGGCACCGTTGCGCTTCCAATCACGATGAGTTGGGGAGAGCCTAAGACGTTCATCTCTATCTCAGGCATCGAGGACTTAAATAAAAAAGTCGGATTATCGTGATCTCATTGCCTTTTTGTCCGCCCTTAGCTTTTTATAAACTCCAACCTGTCAATTGTTATTCATCACTGTCCCATCTTTTTGACAGTTTGTTGAACATAAAAACCCTTCAAATATAGGTTAGAAGGGCATCACGCTATAATTATACTAAACTCTTAATAACACTTGGCTTCTTGATCGTATAGAAACTGGCTGCAATACCTTATATTCATTTAAGATGTCTTCATATAAGTTCCCAGCATATTTTGGAGCATGAATTGTTATAACTGCGGAATAATCCATTCGATCATAACTACTACCATTTCTGCCCATTCCATGAAGTAAAAGGAAAGGTTGCTCTAAAGAAGAACTTCGCATCTTCTTCCAATTCTTAACTACAGTATCCCATTTTAATTCTCCGCGCCTAGCCAATTCTGTTTGGTATTGGTGTGGAGAACTAGATACAGGCTGTAGACTCTGTTGCCAACCCTCCCTGAGTAATTCTTTGATCTTATCTGCATCTTTCTCTATATGTAAAATTTTACTTTTACCTTTTTTGCTAAACGAAAATTTTTTGGAGTGTGGATAAAATGTATGTTCAATAGCTGATTCAGTGTAATCTTCTGCGTGTAATGCATTTGCTTTGGATAACGTTGCAAAAGTCCAAGATAAGGAAATTTCCCCTTTTAAATTTGAATTTAAGGGTACTGGAATTAATAATTTCGCAACGGCCTTAGGATTAATAGATGCTGAGTAGACAATGGTTACTTTATTCTCGTCACACCCTAGGATATCATCAACATTTTTATTTAAAAATCCATACCCTATTTCGTCATCAACTTTCTCAGGATGAATAGCAGAATGTATCAATAGAGCTCGTGCTGACAAGGAATCGAATTGATTACATCTTCCCATAATTTCTGCAGCCTTTCCTGCGATAAATGGGGATGAAAAGCTAGTACCTGCAGATAATTCCTTCTTATTCGAATCCAATGCTAAAAGATGTATTGGAAATTTATCATCCCCTCCAAAAGCGACCAAATCTGGCTTTACTTTGCATCCTTCTCTCCCCATGCCAATACAACTGTAAAAAGCTCTAACTTTTTCTTTGCTACCATAATCGTAAGTAAAAGAACCTACACCGAGACCATTTACTAGATCTGCAGGAGCTTGAACCCTATTCATTGGAGAAGGCTTATCACCGTCATTTCCTACAGCTACAACAAATAACTTTCTATAATTCCAAGCAAGTCTGTCCAACGAGTATGTAAATCTACTTATTTCATCATCAATAATAGGACCTATAGGACCAAAGGATAGGTTGTATACATCTATATCCTTTCGCGAAGGGACTACTGTTTCAATTAAATTAATTGCCTCATATAAATCAAAGTCTCTAGGGTCGCTTTGCGGCAACACTCTAAAACTCTCGACCGTCACTAAAGGATCTTCTAATTGTGTGTTATTATCATACTGGTTTAAATCTCCATATAAGATCACTCCAGCAACTTGAGTGCCGTGCTTTATTCCAGGTAGGATAGGACCAGATGCAACCGATTCATTTTCTTTTGCAAATTTGGACAAAAAAGGATTACTTTCGTCTATACCACCATCGAATACACCCACTTTTAAAGGAGAGATATACTCACCTTTAGGCGGAAATAACTGCAATTCATTTGTGTCAAAACTTCTAGTTGACGGAAACAAATTTACTCTTAAAGGGTGAACAGTTCTTAATGGATTGAAGTCAGCTACTTCTTTTAATAATTGCCTTTTGACAAAAGCACTAATAAAAATAGGGCCTTCGTGATATTCTTTTATTCTAAGGGAATCCATATCAATCCCATTCTCTTTCAATAACTTCGAAAATTTGTCAATCACTTCTTTGTTTTCATTTCCGAATGGATGCAAAACAAATTCAACAGTTCCTTCCTGCCAATCATGATCGAACCCTTGTATGACTTCGTTTTTTTGTAAAATTGAAAGTTCTTCAAGTTTTTGAACATCTTTTTTAAAACTGCCTGTTAAATCACTTTCTTCTTTACTAAGTGCATTTTCAAGGGCATCAAGACTGCTTGAGGTGATCTTAACAAAATGCATCTTACTTAGAACATCATTTTCATCATCTAGCTGTTTTCTCCATCTTCGAGATCCGATATTTTCAAAATGGGATGCTTTAAATAGAGAATTTGGAGTATATGACTTTGCAAGAAACTTTTCATTTAGCCTAACAGTGACAACTACCTCATCCATTTTTTTATTTTGTGGAATTGATGATATTGAGCTTCTTAGTTTTTTTAAATCTTCTTGAACTTTTGTTCTAGCTTCTTTGTACGTTTGAGGGAATTTTGGAGGGTTACTACCAAACTTTTTCTTGGAAGGCTCAATTAAATTTTCTCCGTATCCAATAATGGGTAAATACTTAGGTTCGTTATTCTCCATTTAAAATCTCTCCTCTATTTTTTTAAGTGATGATTCACTGTAGAAGTACTAATTCCAAGTAACTCGGCTATTTTAGCTTGGCTTATTTTTCTTCCGTATATTTCTTTAAGTTTTTGAGACATTACCTTATTAAATTCTCCTGCATTTCCATCAAATCTTCTTCTTAATTCTTGAATTAAACATAGGTTAGGATCACCGTTATCAACAACTGTTCGTCGAACTACTTTTTCGCAGATTTGTTTAATATCAGAGGGGCTTATTTGGTTTACGGTTGTGCTTATTAAATCTAATAAATCTGGGTTGAGCGATGGTGTATTACTCTCATTCAAGAACTCTTTCCACAACCTTTTTCTCGACTCACTTCCTGGCAATGGGACTTCTATTTTTAAGTCAAACCTTCTCCAAATTGCTTTATCTAGATAGTCTGGAAAATTTGTTGCTGCAACCAATACTGAATTACTTGGCCATTCTTCTAATTCTTTTAGAAGAACATTTACAATTCTTTTTAATTCTCCAAGGTCTGAAGGATCGTCCCTTCTTTTTGCCACAGCATCAAACTCATCCAACAATAAAATGCAAGGTGACATTTTAGCGTACTCTAATACTTTTTTTAAATTCTGTCCGGTTTTACCTAGATAACTTGATATTGTTGCTGATAAATCTAATGTTATA